GATACAACTAAACAACATGGCAACTACACTATACATAAGTTCAAGCAAGCTAAAGCGAGATACAGCACTTGGAAGCACGGTTGATGACAACCTCTTGCAGCCTTACATAAAGATTGCACAGGACAGATGGATTTTACCTGCTTTAGGTACAGAACTAGAAAACAAAATCAGCGCATTGATTGATGCTGATGAAGTAGCAAATCCTGGTAACGAAGCCTACGCAACGCTTTTAAACGATTACATACAGCCGTGTTTGGTGCAGCTTGCTTTTACGGAAGTTGCCTATGTAGTGCGTATGAAGTTCGCAAACAATAGCGTAGTAGTAAACGGATCAGAACAAGGTTCTGCCGCAAGCCTTACAGACATTAAAGTTATTGTAGAGCAATCAAACGAAATCGGTATGTTTTACCGTCAGCGTATGATTACGTATCTTCAGTTTAACAGCGGTTCATTTCCTGAATACACATCAAATACAGGGGCTGACCTTTCACCATCTCAACGCAATTATTTTGGAGGACTCAACGTGTACCCAAGAATTCCCACGAACAATCAACTCAAAGCAGTTGCAACAGCTTTGGGCATTAGATATTACAACGCGTAATCATTTGAAACTTCAGAAATACTTAAACGATGTCAACCAAAGTAACCGACTTAACGGAGTTAGCAGCAACGCCTGACAGTACAGACGTTTTACACATTGTAGACGTAGGCGATACTTCAGGAGGATCAGCAGGCACAAGTAAGAAAATTAAGGTCAGCAACCTTTTAGCTAGTGGGGGCGCGGTTGATTCTGTCAATGGACAAACAGGTGTAGTAGTTCTTGAGATGAATGATATAGATGATGTCAACGCAGCTGCACCTGCGGACAATATCGTTTTATCATACGATACGGCTACAAGTAAGTACATAGCCGATACGCGACTAACTACGCTATACACAGAATTTAGAAATGGTACTGCGGTAAATGTATATGCAGACGGAACAACTGCAACGCAAGGAAGAATCGAGTTAACGGCTACAGGGGCAAATCTAAAAACAGGCGTAACAGGAATTGACGTTACAGAAACGAGTCCAGGCGATATAGATTTTACTGTAGCTACGGATGCAACGGGTAGCACAACGTTTACTGCGCTTCACTTAGACGGAACGACAGTTGCAAACGAAGCCAATCTAATTGTTAAGCTAGGATGTTTTTTAGCCATTGAAGGTACAAGCAATGCACAGGCTAAATTTCGCAGCACAAATTCAGGCAACACACTATACAACGTCCCTGCTTCTTCAGGAACTTTAGCTTTAACTAGTGATATTCCAAGCGTACCTGTTGATGATGTAACAGGCGGTACAGGAATTACAGCTAGTCCAACAACAGGAAACGTAGTTGTTACTTTAGACAACACAGCAGTTACACCAGGTAGTTACACGAGCGCAGATATAACAGTAGATGCACAGGGGCGCATTACGGCAGCAGCTAACGGAAGCGGTGGGGGCGGTAGCGGAATTAAATTTTCGACAGCGTTCGGTGGGCGGTGGGAATTTTCCACAAGTGAAACAGGCGCAACTAAATGGGTAAATTTAGGCGGTTACAACGGCATGAGTTTTTATAATTGGACTAATGGTCAAACGGCAACTTTGTCTGCTGACCCACCAACGGTTGGTTCATCTACTTTAACTTTAAATTCATATTTCTACGGTAAATATGGGTGGATCACACCTACGGCAGGAACATTAAAAATTAACGCAACCTGTAGTTGGGACACAATGACTGCGGGTGGGGCTGGTGAGGTTATGGAATGGCTTTGTTTAAAAGTTCCTGGAACTGAGTTAAACGGGACTTTTCAAGGCTCAGTTGCAGGTACTGTTTGTGCTTACGGCTCAGTTACTTGTCCATCAAGCAACCCAAATATTAGCCCAAATTCTCTTGCCATTACAGGAGGAAGTGTATCGGCAGGCGATGTTATAATGACATTAGCACGTTTTAAAAATGCTACATTTACTTCCACACAATATATTCAAAGTAACGTATCATTTACAGTAGAATGAGCAATCACACAAAAACACCTGAACAAATGCACTCTTTGGTAGCTGATATGTTAGCGGCTCAAACGGATGCAGAAAAAATTGTTCTTATTGAAATATTTTTACAATCGTTTGTAGATGATTTTTACGCCTCTGAAATTGAAGAGCCATGAATTACGAATTGATTAGCGTAGCGGTGGGTGCAGTCGGTGGGATAATCGCAACTTATGTGAAGATGGAAAACGAACTGACTAAAGTAAAAAGCCGTTTGATTAGCTTAGAGAAACAAGAAACTAGGGTGCAACAATCCTTAGACGTTTTGCTAGAAGGCGTAAACGAAATCAAATTGCTACTCGCTAAAAAAGGAATAGAATGAATGCAGATTAAGATGTCTACTCGCTTAGTTGTTTTGACTAAAACAAAGGCTTTTAAAATTCCATTGGATCGCAGAGGATGGTTGCAAGGAATAAACGAAGGGAAGGTTTGGAAGGATTACAAAAGAAGCGGTTATCTTGCTCCGTTGCTTTGGTCGTTTGGTGGGTTTGTTTGTATGCGGAGAATCGCACCTACTAACGAAATACCTTCGCAACTTGTTGCAATAATTAAAGCTACTATTCCCGCTTTCGACATAACTAACTGTGACTTGTACCGTTTAGAAAATTGGGGCGAGTATAGGGGTTCTCGTGTTCTTTTAGATTACGGTATCGACGAACGCATTTCAACAATGTACGCATGAAACTACGAAGGCAATATGAAGATAGTTTCTACTTGGTAGTAGTGGGTTTGGTTGGGTTGCTTTTATCTGTGCTTTATTTGCTATGAGGCAGCTTAAAAAAATTATTCTGCATTGCACGGCTACCAGGGAAGGGCAAGAATTAGACATAACAACCATTGACCATTGGCACAGAAAAAGGGGATGGTCAGAAATCGGTTATCACTACGTGATTTATGCTAATGGGTTTATAGCAACAGGAAGGGACATAAGAAAAAAAGGTGCGCACGTTAAAGGAGAAAATCATGATTCCGTAGGTGTCGCATACGTAGGGGGACTTGATCAAAATTTAGTACCAACAGACACAATGACCATGAAGCAAGAACTAGCTTTTTTGCATTTAGTAAATTCCTTACGTGTCGTGTTTGGTGAACTATCTGTACATGGACATAATGAGTATTCAAGCAAAGCCTGCCCTAGCTTTAACGTGCAGGAAAAATATAAATTCTTAAATAAATAAAGATGGATTTTCTACTATCGAACTGGAGCGAAATTGCGCTCATTTTAATCACGGCAGGATCAAGTTATACTGCCTTAACCGAAACAAAAGCTGACGATAAAATTTTTAATGTTTTGTCACGGATTTTGCAAGCGGTAGTTTTTGGAAAAAACCGAGGCAAGAAGTAACTTGTAAGCGTATTTTACGTGTTCTTTCTCTGAATCCCTGCCTAACGAGGTGGGGATTTTTTGTGCCTAAATAATTCAAATGTTGCATTATTGATTACTTTACACTATATTGGCGTTATGAAAAACAACACGATAGATATTTACAGAGAGTACCGATGGATTGATAGAACCGAGGTATTCTATGAATTGCACAAAGGTTTGAAAGAATCAGGTGATGACCCTGCAATGGAAGCAGAAGTAAAGGCCTTGCTTGAGAAATGCGAGGCTAAACTAGCAGACTATACAAAGCTACGACAAGTACACGCTAAGACGGTAGCAGACAATTTTATGCTAGGAGTACACAAATTAGTAGAAAGCATTAAGTAATGACACACTATATAGACGTAAGGGAAGGCACACATTTAGAAGTGTCTTATAATTATTATCGGTCAGTAACATCGAACGATTACGATGTGCCGCCTGACCCTGAAGAATTTGAAATAGAAAAAATAGAGTTAGTCAGCGATTCAGGCGTTCGCATGGATATAACCAGTTTGACGGAAGACTTGTTAAACGTCTTGCGATGGGATAAAATCAACGAAGAAATCTTTAACCAACATAATTAAAATGAGCAAAATTATTCAAATGCAGTCGTGGGGCAAGCCTTGGAAAAATGACCAAGGAGTTGATTGCTTCAATTTCGAAGTGCTGCTAGACGATCAACGTAGCGCAATTGTAACCGCACAAAGCGAAACACGATGGCAAGTAGGCAACGAATGCGAAGTGACCAAAGAATGGACAGATAAGCAAGGCAACAAACGTATGTCACTAAGCAAGCCCAAATCAGAATGGCAAAGCAAAGGAGGTGGGGGTAAGTCTGCTGAAGACCAGGTACGTATTGGCAGACAATGGGCTATCAATACATCAATTAACTATTTGCAACTTGTCGTTACGGCCACAGGTCAAATGACACCCGATGAAATTGCTAGGGCAGCACGTATGTTTATTGATATGCGCGATGGCTTAGATGACTTTAAGTACGACCAAGTAAATAATGATGACTTGCCTTTCTAATGAATGAATTTATAACAACGCCTACATCTGAAGATAGGTATAATGACATCGTACATAATTTTTTTTTATGGCTTCAAAGACAGCCGCAGATGCGTAAGCACATGAACAAAGACAACGTGTCTACACTTGTTTTTCAATTAGGATATACGCTAGTAAATGGTAAGGACGGTGAGAAATTTTTGCACCCAACCAAAACAGCAATTCAGCATGATTGTGATTTTCCTGCGTATTGGAAAGAGTTTGACAAGTCGGGTGACGTTAGCGACATAAAAGGATTTCGGAAACCAAAGAAGAAAAAAAAAGCATAAAATGGGAAAACTAAAACAAAGCCTTGAAGACGGGCATATATTGGAATACAGGTATATACACGAGCCGTTGCCTGAAGATTTGAAATGGGCGGTAGGATGTGCATCAGCCTTTTCAGATAGCCCTGAAGAAACAAAGCAAAACGCTCTGTTATTGTTACAAACCTTAGACGAACTAAAAAATGACTTTAGAAACTTTCATTAAGATTAAGTTTGGCACACAGAACAAGCTGGGCGAAGCCTTAGAAGTAGGTCAAAATACCGTGAACAGATGGTATAATAACGATCCTAAAAAATTCTTTACGCACGTACAGCAGCTTGCAAAATGGGGCGATGTGCCTGTTGAAGAAGTAGTAGATATGATTGAACAACGCTGTACGGATGTTCGACACTTACAAGCTGTCCGTAAATGAATTGCGTTTGCTTAGAAAGCAACTGTATTATCTCCATGCAGAAATGACTAAGTACAAGCGGCAAATGGTGACTGATGAATTAGCTACAATAAATCAGCGGTTACACGAGTTAACAGGAGAGCATAAATATCTACTCAAATGAACAACAGAGAATTTAAGGGCGTATGGATACCAGCGGATTTATATCTAAATCAAGACTTGAATTGGACAACGAAATTAATAATCCTGGAAATTGATTCGTTTAGTCGTAACGGTTTGCCTTGCTTCATAAGTAATGCTCACCTGTGCAGTCACTTACAATGCTCACAGAGTACAGTTGAAAAAGCATTAAAGGCAGCAGAAGATGCGGGATTTATAACCCGTACACGAGAGATGATTGGAGAGCATACCCGTAGAATTTTACGGATGAATACCGTAATAAATGACGGGGTTAACCCGTCAAAAACTACGGCTACTACCCGTAAAAAAGTACGACATAATAATACAAGGAACAGTACAAGTAACAAACCAATGAAAACAAGCAAGCCTAATGCGCAAGAATGTTATTTGTACTTTGCAGAATTAGGAGTTGAAAATCATTACGACGAAGCAGAAGCATTTAAAGATTGGTATGATCAAACTGGATGGACTTTAAAAGGAGGCAACAAGATAAAAGATTGGAAAGCAACAGCGCGTAATTGGGTGCGCAGACAAAAAAAACAAAGCGATGCAACAGCTACAAAAGGATTCAAGCAAACAAATTTCAACGCTGAGAACATTAAGTCTTTCGTTACTGAAGGATAGCAGCATACAACTTAGCCCAACGCAAGCATGGGATGAAGGCACGAACATAAAGCAAGCCTTAGCGATTGCGCCTGAAATGGTTCGGGGTTGGATTGTGTCTGAGGTAGGGCGAATGATTAAAGAATTGAATTATAAGGTGACGATTCAGAGCGATGAAGAATTGATGTTTTGTTGCAGGTCAATTATCGAAGAGCATCCGACTTTGAAGCTAGAAGAAATACGTGTGTGCTTTAACATGATACGCAAAGGCAAATACGGAAAGATGTTCGAACGCTTAAAGACTCCTGAGATACTGACGTGCTTGCAAACCTACCAGGGCGAAACACGCGCAGAAATTTTAGAGCAACGAGCGAAAAATAAAAAGCACGAAGCCACAGAAAAGACTGATGAGGTTTTGCAGCCTTTAGGTTTAGTGGAATTGTACGACAAGCTGCAAGTAAAAGAACACGTACCAACCAAAGAAGGCATAGGTACTAGACTAAAAAAGAAAAATGGATGGGACAAATGAATGAATTAATAAGCAATTGTTGCGGCGCACCTAAATTTGGAGATTGGGAAATATGCGCTGAATGTCTAGAACACACAGACTTTATCGAAGAAGATGATGATCACGAAGAGTAAAGCCAAAGTAAAACTTGACAAGGCTTTAAGCGACTACGTGAGAAAATCAAACGCAGATGAATTTGGGCAAGTAAATTGTTTTACGTGTACAGCGAGGAAAAATTGGAAGCTAGTTGATTGCGGCCATTTTATAACGCGATCTAAGATGAGTACCCGTTGGCTATATAAGCCTGAAGAGGGCATGGTCAATATGATGCCCCAATGTAAGCAATGCAATTTGACAGGCGGTCAACAGTATTTGTTTGCAAAGAGATTAGACGTAATTTACGGCGAAGGCACAGCAGATAAAATACTGCGCAAGAGCAATGAAACCACAAAATTTAGCATAGCAGAACTACAAGAGATGACTGCATACTACAATGACTTGTTTCGAAAACTTCCTGGTTAAAGAATACGACACCTTAAAAAGGTATGGTGACCGTTTGGTTGGCGAGGCTTGGGGACAAGATTTGCTACACGATATGTCGATTACTTTTTTAAAGAAGGGAGATAAACTAGACAAGCTATGCACACGAAAAGAAATGCTGCCTTACATGAAACGGGCTATGCGTATTGCCAGTTGGCATGAACACGGCAAGTTTTACAAACAGTACAAAGAGTACGAAAAACGAAAAGCGAATTTAGATGTCGAGCAGGTTTTGATAAAAGAACACGAAGTAATAGAGTTAGAGAAAAAACAACTTGGAACTGTATTCACTTTGCTTGAAGAGATAAATTGGTTCGACAGAGAGATATTTAAAGCCTATTTTTTACACAGTCACACACTACAAACATTAAGCGATGCCACAGGAATTAACAGACAAACAATCTACAGAAGCATTAGGAAAGCCCAAGCGCACATCAAAGCCAAGACGAAAGAAATCTAAAGGCTTAGGCGATGACATTGAAAAGTTTACGGAAGCCACAGGCATTAAAAAAGTCGTGGAGAAAGTATCGGAAATTACGGGCAAAGACTGCGGATGTAAGAAAAGAAAGGAGTATCTTAATAGAAGGTTTCCCCGTTATGATGGCATGAGCAAAGCCGATCAAAAAATATGGGTAGATGTATTGAAGCCTAAGTTTCAAGAAGGAGCGACAGTTTCATTGGCTTACCAGGAAACGTTCATTGACGTATACCAACGCACATTTGGAATCCGTTTGAAAAAAACGAATTGCGGAAAATGCGTATTAGAAAATCTAGAGCAACTAGAAAAGGCATACGCTATTAGCTGCGACAAATGAAGATACTATGTCCTGCTATACTTGACGGCTACCAACGCAGAAAGGATCGTAGCGTAAGTTTGCGCTTGCTTACCCAAGAGCAGACGAGCCAAGACCTAATGAACATTGACAGTTTGTTAGACACATTCGGCATACTGTACTTTAGGGCTGATGATTCGCCTGAAGACAGCGTACCGTTTGAAGAGTTAGACAGCATAGAGTTAGACTTGTACGATAAGAAGAAGACACAGAGCCAAAGGCTACGTGCCGTACTCTACAAGTTGTACAAGCAAGAGGGAGGGGAAGGAGAATTTAAAGACTACTACAAGGTAAAGACAGAGAAAATCATTGAACATTTTAAAAGCAGATTACAAGATGAGTAAAGCATCAATTTTAGCGCACGAAGAAATCAAGCCCAAGAAACTATCTATTGAACAACAGATATATTCTTACCTGGAAAACAATGGCGCAACTAGTCTACAGATGATTGAGTTTCATTTGGGACTAAAGAATCAAACAGCGTCAGCAAGATTAAGCGAGATGCACGACAAAGGCATAGTATGTTTTGATGCCTACGGTTCATATCGGGTGACGCATGATGAAAGAGAAAAGAGGGAGGTAGAGTGGCTTCGAATGCGTGACAAATACGAAAAGTGGAAAAAGCAAGGTGTAAAGAATGGGTGGTTAATTAGTGACTTTGATTCCCGCACCCAAAAAAAAGCGGAATGACACACGCAAGTTTGTTTAGTGGCATTGGAGGCTTTGACCTAGCAGCTCAATGGGCAGGGTTTACTAATGTCTTTAATTGCGAGTGGGAAGAATTCCCTCGCAAAGTCCTCAAACACCACTTTCCCAATGCAGAACAATACGCAGACATACACGACTTCGACGCAACTAAGTATAATGGACGAATTGACATTCTTAGCGGAGGATTCCCATGTCAACCGTTTAGCGTTGCAGGAAAGCGAAAGGGATCAGAGGATGAACGCCACCTGTGGCCTCAGATGCTTAGAGTTATCGGAGAGTGTCAACCCCGTTGGATCGTGGGCGAGAACGTTCGCGGGCTTGTTAGTTGGTCGGACGGATTGGTACTCGAAACGTGTTACTCTGACTTGGAAAATCTTGGGTACTCCGTCCAATCGTTTATTATTCCAGCTTGTGCCACAAACGCTCCCCACCGACGCGACAGAGTTTGGATTGTTGCTCACTCCGACAACTTCAGAACCAGTTCACGACTTGGAGAAGTTCAAAGCAAGGATGGAGAAATACCCGAACGGAACAACGATGCCAAACCTAGCGACACAAGTACACGGAATGCTCCCAACGCCGACAACGAAGAACGTAACGGGAGGTGCAGTCCAAGTGAACGAGAAAGGCAAGAGGCAGAACAAAGGGGGGACGGAATTTTCAGCGCAGCTGCACGACTTAGCAAAAAGCGGGATGCTTCCAACACCGACAGCGCAACAAGAACGAGCGAACGCATCAATCGACAGGGGAAAGGGGAATTTATCAGACGAAGTAGCAACACGATTCCAGGTGGGTGGGAAGAGTTCCCAACTGTCTCCCCTGTTTGTGGAGGAGATGATGGGCTTCCCAAAGAACTGGACGGTATCACCCTTCCAAAGTGGAGAAGAGAATCAATAAAAGGATACGGAAATGCCATAGTGCCACAAGTAGCACATCGTATATTTGAATCTATCAAAGAGTACGAACACCTGTAAATAACAGAAAAAAACAGACATGGCTAAGTACGATAAAGGACAATCGGGAAATCCTAATGGAAGACCAAAAGGTGCTAAGGGCAAAATATCTAGCGAAGCACGGCAATTGTTTGTCCAGGTAATGGAAGGCGAGATGGATAACATTAAAGATTCATTGGGCATCTTGCGTGAGAACAGCGACGAGAAATACCTGAAGGCTTTAAGCAGCTTGATGCCATACTTTATGCCTAAGCAAGTAGAAACAGACGTAACCATTTTAGA